TCCCTCTGCCCCTGCCATATACGGCCCAATAGCTCAGCTGGATAGAGCACTTGACTACGAATCAAGGTGTCGGGAGTTCGAATCTCTCTTGGGTCACCAACAAAACCACTTTTATTTTGTCGGGATAAACGGTCACGTTTTTAACGGCAAGCTCAAACAGGGTCTTGATAAATTCGGGACTCTGTTTTTGTTTGAGTTGTTTTTGAAAAGTATCAATGATTTTATCAATATCAAAGGTTGTAGACTGTGCGATAGCCTGTCTGTCTTCGGCTTCTTTAATTTGCGTCCTGAGCCGCAGTATTTCTTCCTTGATTTGCGCCATTTTTGCGGATGTAAATTCATCTTCCCGGTCGGTCATATACAAATCGTATAATTTATCAAGTCGCTTAGACGCATCACTTTCCTGCTTTTTTAGCCTCTTTATCTGTTCTGTATAATCAGGAACTTTTACAGTCATGTTATTTTTAGCGATAATTCTTTTTATCTGATCGTGCGCATCCGGAGCCGTAAATAATTTGCGGATTAGCTGGTATACTGTGCTTTCAATATCATCGCGATTGATAAATTTCTGCGGGCACTTTTCTTCTCCGAGAAGACGTCCTTTTGGACATCTGTAGTAATAATTCTTTATACCGCGGCTGTTTTTCGTCGAGTGTGCGACCATAGCAGATCCACACTGCCCACAGTGTATAAGTCCGGACAATGCGTAGATTGCTTTTGCATTTCCTGCACCTGATCTTCTTTTATTCTGATCCAATTTAACCTGCACCTCCTCAAAAATTTCTCTTGAAACAATGGCCGGAATAACATTTTCAAAATACTGTACATTATCGCTTGTTTGATGAGTATTTCGCTTTCCTTTGCGGAATAACGTTTTGCCGAGATAAAGGTCTCCAACATACTTTCTATTCCGCAAGATTTCATAAATAGAAGCAATGGTAAATTCTTTTCCTGCGCGGTTTCGGTAACCAGCATTAAAAAGCCGCTTGCGTATAACGCCGTAATGGACACCGGCGGAGTACCAGTCAAAAATCATACGAACCGCGGCCGCTTCTTTTTCATCGATAATTAGCTTTTTGTCCGGATCAACAGAAAAACCATACGGCGGACGACCACCTGTGCATTTACCTTGAATTGCATTTTCGCGGAGCCCTTTTTTGATTTCATTTGAGAGGTTTCGTGAGTAATAAGCTGCCATGCCGACTAGCATAGATTCCATCATCTGCCCTTCCGGGGACGTGCTGTCTATGTCCTGTCGACTGTATGCGTATTTAACACCCGCTTCTTCTAATTTGTGCTTTGTTATGTAATAATCGAGTTCGTTTCGCGCGTTGCGGTCTATTTTATGAAATACTACGACATCAAATTTTCCTTTCTGCGCATCTTTTAGCATAAGTTTATACTGTTCACGGCCGATAGTCGTAGTGCCTGATTTTGCTTCATCGGCATACTTCACAACAATAGCGTAATTGTGCTTTTTGCAGTATTCAGTACTGTCTCTGAATTGCGCAAGAATAGATTCTTCACGCTGGTTTTCAGAAGAAAAACGTGCGTATAAAGCGGCTCTAAGCATAAAAAAAATCAGCTCCTTTTTTAGAAATGGGCTGATCGTGTTATAATATAATAGTAATCAGCCCGTGGGTGGGTTATTACATTCTCCCGTTATCGTACCGTTAATGCGATAACGGGATTTTTATGCTGCTATTTTTCTTTCACGTACGTAAAGTAGATCCACAATAAAATTAAAAATACTATAATACTACTCATTAGCAAACACTCCTTTTACAATCAACTTTCAAGCAAAGTGGCTTCCTGAATTAATTCTTGCACTATCTTCTCATTACATTCTTCAACAAGTGACTTCATCCGGAACAAATCAATAATTCCCCAGATCCCAAAACCGGCGCAAGTGATCCAGTATAAGATGTTCTTGATAGGCTGCCCAAGATAGAAATAGTGGATACCACACAAAATCCAGCAGATGTACGCCATAGACGTCTCTTTTTCTTTAGTATTGAGCTTACTCGTCACGTAGCTTTTCTGCGTCGGCGTCAGGTCCCTTAATAGTAATAACGTTGTTACTGTCATTTTAAAAGTCTCCTCTCTCATAAAAAAATTATTGTATCTCGGACTGTCTTAGTACAGCTAACCCTAATACTTTTATGCTCTCGCAAGTATCTTCGGTAAAAAACATAGGCGCGTATTTACTATTAGCTGACGCCAAAGATACTGTTTTACCGGACTTGTAAAAACGTTTTAAACAAACCTTTTCATTGTCTATTTCTACGCAAGCAATTTTCCCGTTTGGCACTTCGGACATCGATTTTATAAAAACTATATCGCCGTCATTGATGTTTGCATCGATCATACTGTCGCCGCGGACAGTAATGCAGAAATCCACGTCATATTTATTCTCTATATCATAATACGGCGTGTCTTGATTGAGATCTTCAAGAGGTTGCCCGGCGGCAGCGTATCCCAGCATTGGGACTTTTTTAAATTGCGGACGGTGGGTGCCGGGTGGGAGTGTCGTATCAACATCCCAGCCCATAATTACCGCTGGACTTATCTGCAATGCTTCAGCCAACGCAGCAATTCGATCCCTGCGCATGTTTGCGATGTCGCCTGATTCCCAGCGAGATATGGTTGCCGGGGACACACCTACTCTCTTTGCTACATCTTCGAGTGTTAGTTGTAGTTCTAATCTTCGATCTTTTAGTATATCTTTTATATCCATATTCTCACCTCTTTTGTACAAATTCTATCATGAATTTTGCGAAAAAGCAAATTATTTTGTAAAAAAGCATTGACTTTTACAAAAACGCAAGTTATACTATTTACGTAAACGCAAAAAGAAAAGAGGTGAGAACTGAATGTTGGATAAAAATAAATTTAAATACTTTGCGGCAGAAAAAGGTATCCCTTTAAACGTCTTAGCTACGAAAATGGGCATGAACCCTGCTACGCTCAGTAAAAAGTTAAGCGGATTTACAGAGTTTACCCGTAAGGAAATTCAGGACTATCAAAAATTAACTGAGGTATCAGATGTAGAAATGCTGTCAATTTTTTTTAGCTAACAGTTTACGTAAACGCAAAAAGAAGGCGAGGTGAAGAAGAAAATGAAGATCGAATGCACTGTTGAAGAGTTTAAGAAACTCACAGAAAAAGAGCCCCGCGGCAACGGAGCTCTGAAGGTTCGTACAACTATGAATCTTCTTACTTGTAGTCGATTGATCCAACAGTACAGGCAAGAACAGAATCGTAGCAAACAAACAAAAACGGGAGTTTGGTAAGTTCATTCCCGATTACAACAGTGGCGTTTTGCAGTAAAAAGAAAGGCTCGCTCCCACACAGAACGTGCTTCTTTGGCTGCGTAGATTCGGACTTGCCGAAACACGCACGTAAAAAAGCTCTGGGTGCTTCTGTCTCGGGTGTCACTGGATCGTCGCTAAAAACAGGTGTACCAAAAATAGTACCAGTAGCCGTTAACAGAATTAATTGATTCTGAGTGAGATCTCCGGCCTGCGTAGTAACTGCTAATGCGCCCACTAAGGATCTAATATTCATCGCATTCACCCCCTCTCTAAAACAATTATAGAGAGACGTGCGGAGTAAAGCAAAAAACATATCAATTTCTTCTCTCCGTTGAACCGCCCGCAAATAACAAGTTGTTATTGCCATATCCATTGTGAACTGTGTTATGCTCGACAACAATTACCCTGGGCGGCTCAACGGAGAGAAGAACAGAAAAAAGTGAGGTGATTAAGTTTGAGAGTTTCAGACGAGCTTCCGTCGGTTATCGAAGTCAGTTATCAACCGCCGGGAGAAGAAGCGGATTTCTACGAATACAAGTTGGCGAAATGGATTATGAGTTTATCGAAAGAACAGGAGGACTCAACGTGATTGACAAAGCAATGAATGCATTGTACGTATTGATTTTTATATCAATGATTATATCGGTTATTGAGGCTCTATCATGCTTAAATTTCTAACGGCTTTTACAGCAATCGTCCTTTTAGCCGGTTATGCAGTACAGCCGCTGGAAAAGACGGTGCCATACAAAGTCACGGTAGCGCGCGGTGAAAGTGTGTGGGACGCTTGCGCAAGGGTCGCTAGTGATAAGGACCACATGCAGGAGCTGGTCTACAACGCACTGAAAGAAAACCGCATCAACGATCCCGGCAATGTTCAGCCGGGGACAGAAATCGTTATCAGAGTAAAGGAGATGAAATAAAGATGGCTTGTAGAGGAGACGTCGATACTGAAGATTTAGAACGGATAGTCTCTATCGCACGCAGTGGAGAAAATATACTCTGTGGATATTTTAAAGATTTCGAAAGCTGCCTGTCTGTTGAACAGAAAGAAAAAGTGATAGCTGCTACGGATTTCTTTGAAATGCTAGCGGATCACTTAGAAACACTAACGGCAGCTGTTGAAGCTATGAATTACAGAGAGGAGATGTATGAATGCGAAGAAGACTATTAACTATTTTATTCACATTGTTAGCGCCCTTCGCGGCGCATGCAGAATGGCTCATCGCAGAGTGCAGTGCTTACACGCCATACGATTGCGGGACTATTACCGCAACGGGCGAAACAGTCCACGTCGGCGGGGTGGCTTGTAACTTCCTGCCGTTCGGGACAGAGGTTGTCATCGACGGCGTGGAATACATAGTCAATGACCGCTGCGGCATTGATGGCTGCATAGATATTTTCATGGAAAGCTATGAAGACGCTATCCAGTTCGGAAGACAGTACAAGGAGGTTTATATCAAGAGATGAATTATAAAAAGATCTATTTGATGGCAATCACGGAAATTATAAAAGAGCATCCGCCGCGCATATACTTATGCGACGCCGAAAGTTATACGGTAGTACTCAATAATTACTGCATGTGCTTTTTGCCGAAAGATAAAAACATATTCGCTCTGAAACCCCGCGAACTCCCGGACGGAGTTAAGCGCCTTCTGCCGAAAAGTAAGCTTGTCGAGGTGTACCGAACGGATAAAATTCTCGATACCAAACCTAAGGCCCGGCTGATAGAAACCGAAGACGGTAAGGAGTATGCATACTGTATCGATAATGCGCTTCTCGGTTGTTTTGACCGGAATGCGGAAATCAAGATAAACCCGAATATGGAAGCATCTCCATTTTACATGTACGAAGACGGGAAACTTGTAGGAATTATTGCACCGATACGCAGAAAGAAATGAAAGGCGGTGATGTAAATTGCTTGTTAGTACAAGTAAAAAGCCGTTCGGCTGCTGGAACAGTCGAACGGCAAAAACAAACACTTACTAATTTATTATAGCACAAATGAAGGAGACAGAAAAATGATTAGAATCGAAATTGATGCAAATGACGTAGTTGAATTAAAAGCGCAGCTGAAAGGACTCTTAAACGAACCAGTCAAAAACACGGTAACAGTCACACCGGAAAGCGTTACAGTTACCGCTCCGCAGGTTAAAGAAGTCAAGGCGCCTAAAGCCAAGAAAACAGAGCCCGTAAAAGAAGAACCGAAAACAGCTGTGGCGGATGAATTAACAGAAGACCAGAAAACCGAACTGCGTACGCTTTGCGCTGAGTATACGCATAAAGTTTCCGACGGCAAAGAACGAATCAAGCAGTTCTTGAAAGATAAAGGACTTGCTAAAGTAACCGAACTCAAGCCTGCCGATCTTTCGGAATTTAAAGCGATGGTGCAGATCTGATGGCACACGCGATATTAAGCGCGTCGGCCAGCTCCCGATGGCTACACTGCACGCCATCGGCGAGGCTGGAGCGGAAGTTTCCGGATACGTCGAGCCCCTACGCGGAAGAAGGTACGCAAGCACACGCCTATGCTGAACGATTTTTGAATCTATTTCTGAAGACCGGCAAAACTACCGTTGTGATAAACGACAACGCAGAAATGCAAGAGGCTGTACAAGCTTACGTCAACATATGCGTCGAAAAAATCAACGAAGCGAGAACTGCTTCTTCGGATGCGCAGATCAAAGTCGAACAGCGGCTGGACTTCTCCCGCTGGGTGCCGGAAGGTTTCGGCACCGGCGACATGGTGATGGTGTCGGACAAGTACTTTGAAATCGTCGATCTCAAGTACGGAAAAGGCGTTCCGGTTTCCGCCGTCAATAACAGCCAAATGCGATTATATGCGCTGGGCATGTACGAGGCCTTCGGGTATCTGTATGGCGCAGACGAGGTCAGAATGACCATCGTACAACCCCGGCTTGACCGCGTTTCGACAGAAACCATCTCGGTTGATGAACTGCTGACATGGGGTGAGGAAGTCAAAAAGAAGGCAAAAATCGCTTTTGCCGGTAATGGTGATTTTTGCGCAGGCAATCACTGCCGATTCTGCAAAGCAAGGAACACCTGCAGGGCACACGCGGAATATGAACTAAAAAACGTGAAAGAAGATCTGCAGACGGCAGAGCTGGAAGACTTTGAAATTTCTGACATCCTGCTTCGTGCTAAAAACATCAAAACTTGGCTGGACGGTCTGGAATCATATGCACTCGGAAAAGCGCTTGACGGCTACGACTGGCCCGGGATGAAACTTGTCGAGGGCCGAAGTACCAGAAAAATTACTGATGACGTTATTGCAGCGAACAATCTTTTGAACGCCGGCTTCGGCGCCAATGAAATCTACAAACCGCAGGCACTGCGGTCGATCACCGACTTGGAAAAGCTCTGCGGAAAGAAAATGTTCAGTGAGCTGATGTCCGGAGTGATTGAGAAACCGCCGGGCAAACCGACGCTGGTCTCTATAGATGACAAACGGCAGGCGTTAGAACTGCAAAACATTAAAAATGATTTTGACGAAAGTCTTTTATAAAGAATAGGAGAAAACACAATGAAAAGCATTAAATTTGTAACCGGATTAGTCAGACTGTCTTACGCGAACATCTGGGCGCCGAAAGAAGATTTAAGTGGCCGTATGCGTTACTCGGCAAGTCTGCTTATCAAAAAAAGCGACACAAAGACGGTCTCACGTCTGAAAGCGAAAATCAAAGAGCTTGTTAATGACGAAGAGGCTAAGAAAATTCTTGGCACGCGCGGTAAAGATATCGCCCTGCCGCTGCGCGATGGAGACACCGAACGCGAAGGTGATCCGAATTATGCCGGGCATTATTTCTTAAATGCGAAAGCGACGGAAGATTATCCGCCGAAGATCCTCGGCCCGGACGGTGAAGAAACTTTCGATAAGTCCGAAGTGTACAGCGGGTGCTACTGTCAGGCTGTTCTGTACCTGTTTGCATACAATCAAGGCGGCCACCGCGGCGTAGGTGTCAGCTTAAGCGGTCTGAAGAAAATCAAAGACGGTACACCGCTGTCCGGCGGCAGTGTTTCCGCAGGAGACTTCGACGATGATCTCTTAGGCGCTGACGCCAAAGATGACGATAATGATGATATTTTTTAAGGAGTAGGAATTATGGCTACACTGGCAATCGATTTGGAGACGTACAGTGACAATGATATCAAGTACGGAGTCTATAAATATGTGGACTCGCCGAACTTTGAAATCTTGTTGCTCGGATACAGTTTCGATGATGGGCCGGTGCAGGTAATTGATCTTACTAAAGAGGAGATGCCTGTGCAGATTGCACAGGCTCTTTTCGATAGCAGCATCACAAAGACGGCGTTTAACGCGAACTTTGAAATTACCTGTTTCAAAAAACTGTATCCGGAATTGCCCGCGGAGCAATGGGAGTGTACAAGTGTACTGGCGCTGTACAATTCGCTGCCGACGAAGCTCGCGGATGTAGCTGCCGTGCTGCACCTCGGCGCAGATAAACAGAAAGATACCCGGGGCAAGGCGTTAATCAACTACTTTTCTAAGCCATGCAAGCCGACCAAAGCAAACGGCGGCCGGACGCGTAATCTGCCGGAACATAATCCGGAAGCATGGGCACAGTACATCGAGTATAACCGGCAGGACGTCGTTGTCGAGAAAGCTATACGGCAGAAACTATTATCTCTGAAACCCCCGGAGCTTGAACATAGATACTGGCTCATGGATCAGGAGATTAACAGCCGCGGCGCACGGATCAATGAAAAACTGGTTGAGAACGCCATCCGCATAAACAAAGAACACAAAACGAAACTGCTGGCAAAAGCAAAAGAGCTTACCGGACTCGAGAATCCGAACAGTCCCCTGCAGCTTACAGCGTGGATAGAAAACCGGCTTGGTGAGACCGTCGAATCAATAGACAAAAAAGCGATTGCGGAACTCTTGAAAAAAGACATTCTGGATGATGTGCGCGTTATGCTTCGGCTGCGTCAGCTGCTCGGCAAAACATCAATCAAGAAGTACGAAGCAATGCAGAAAGCGATGACGTCAGACGGCCGCGTGCACGGCATGTTCCAGTTCTACGGCGCGATGCGCACCGGGCGCTGGGCAGGACGTATTGTACAGCTGCACAATTTGCCGCGGAACAGCATGAACGCAGAAGAGCTTAATACTGCCAGGGCTTTTGTCAAAAATGGCGATCTTGAGATGTTGGAACTCTGTTATGACAATGTACCGGATACTCTATCGCAGCTTGTCCGGACGGCAATTACAGCAAAGCCTGGCTGCCGATTCATCGTTGACGACTTCTCAGCCATTGAGGCTCGTGTCATTGCGTGGCTTGCCGGCGAGAAGTGGCGGCAGGACGTCTTCGCTGACGGCGGCGATATCTACTGCGCATCTGCTTCGGCAATGTTCGGCGTTCCCGTCGTCAAGCACGGCGAGAACGGGCACCTGCGGCAAAAAGGCAAGATTGCCGAACTGGCGCTTGGTTACGGCGGCTCCGTCGGCGCGCTAAAACAAATGGGTGCTGACAAGATGGGGCTTTCGGATGACGAACTGCAGGACATCGTGACGAAATGGCGCGCTGCATCACCTGCGATTACTAAGTTTTGGTGGGATGTAGACAGCGCAGCTAAAAAGGCAATCAAGACCGGTGGCACCGTTCGAATCAAACAAGGACATCTTGCTTTCTGCCGAAAGCAAGGGGCGCTATTTATCGAGTTGCCATCGGGCAGGCACTTAGTCTATATCAAGCCGGAAATCGGAGAGAACCGTTTCAGCGGGGAATCTATCTTATACCGCGGCATTGAACAAGGCAGCCGAAAATGGGGCAAATTAGAAACCTACGGCGGCAAGCTTGTCGAAAACATCGTGCAGGCTGTTGCCCGCGACTGCTTAGCGGCGGCTATGCTGCGGCTCACAGAAGCCGGGTACAAAATCATCATGCACATACACGACGAAGTCGTGATGGAAGTACCGGACGGCAAAGGCAGTCTGGCCGAAGTCACTGAAATTATGTCGAAAAACGAGCCGTGGGAAGCCGGTCTGATCAAAACCGCGGACGGCTTCGAAGGTCAATATTATATGAAAGATTGAGGTACTAAAAATGAACAAAATGCAAATGGAACAGCAAATCAAAATCGCGAAAGAAGGAATTGAAGTACTTGATAAGTGGGCCGAAACGCTTGACGTTGAAGCACTGGAAGAAAAGCACGAACAGATAGAAAAAGCAAGAGATTACTGCAAAGACTGCTTAGATGCGTCGCAAACACTTATTGCAGCTATTGAAGCAACAGAACCGAAGAAAGAAGAAGTAAAGAAAGATGAACCGACAAAAGAAGAAAAACCGAAGCGTAGACGAGCTCCGGCTAAGAAGAAAGAAGAACCTATTGTCGAACCTTGCCCGCCGGCTGCTGCGGATGATTTAGATGACTTATTCTGAGGCGGATTATGAGAATTATCAGTCAATACCGAAACAATCGGTTATTCGAAGTCGTGCGCGCGTTTTACAACAACGGAGAGTTAATCCCAGGTGCGCAGTATTGTGATCAGGAATGCCTGCAGGTACACACTGCCTGTGGGCACGCCTTTCACTGCCGCTGGCGCTTTCAGTGCAGCATGCGCGGCCTCAGCGATGAGGGGTCCGCATATACTTGCCCGAAGTGCGGAAAACGTTTGTGGAAAGGCACATATGACACTCCGTGGCTTGACTTGTCCGAATCCGGGCGTAAACGTGTACTCGTACCGTACCGTATCGAGCTGGAAGCGAAAGAATACAAAAATTATCTGGACATCCGTGCGGAAACGCTGAATGTCGATATTGAGTCGCCGATTGACGTGTCCGTGCATACTGTCAAAAAATACACTCTGCGCTTTGATTTCAAAAGGCGGGAAGCGGTTTACGTAGAGCATGGCGCCCGCGGACGCGCGGTACTTACAAGGGGCTTATGGCCGCTGAACAGGATAGCAAGCGATAAAACGAAGTTTTGCATGAAAGATACTGTTTTTCACTACCTGAACGCGGAAAGCAATATTCATCATACAGAAAGGATCCTGATAAACAGCTTTTTCAAAGATGTTGTCAGATGTTTTAATCAAAAGCTGTCTGATACTGTCGGATATACTGTTAAATCCGCGTATATGCCGACCAGCTTACAGGACGGTCACAGCGTTTTTGACTACTGCTTTTCAAACTTCGCATGGCGCCTGCGTTATCCGGACGCAAGAAACCTGACAACGGAAGAAATCAGGATGTGTCCATATGCAGATGACCCGGTAATACGCTTGTTTGACGAACGAAAGCCGTATCTGCAGACTGTACGTGAGATTTATCGTTTCCCGGATATGCCGGGGCTGAATGCCCGTCTGGTCAAGTGCCCAATTAATTTTTTAAATATAATCCGGACGGCTTGGCCGATTTTACACGAGATAGACAACAAATACAAACTATTAGATGCACTTCTGCAGAAACGGTATGATATCGGTTTCTACCACAGCTTAGACAGTTATCTCCGATCCCTACGAATAATCAGGCATACCCGGGGCGAAGCGGCTGCGGTTAGGCTTGTGGAGCGCGAGAATGATTATATCGTACGAGATTGTGGGCATATGTGGGATCTCCTGACTCCACAGAACAAGCGCATTTTTATCAAAGCGAAAATCCGCAGCCGGGATATTCACGATTATCTCACGCGCTTAGCAGACAGGCAGCAGCACGAGAACGTTCGTATCAAGTACAAGTCTCTGCGGGATTTCCCGTTGACGGGCAAAGTTGATGATTTAATCTTCAGCTTGCCGCCGGATACCGAACAATTAGCAAATTTAGGACGTGCTATGCACAACTGCGTCGGCACTTACCGCGACCGTGTTTTATCGGATAAAGTACGCATTATTGCAGCTTTCAAAAACAGAAAGCCTGTCATCTGTATCGAGATCAGAAATGGCGCGGTAGCGCAGGCAAAACTGGTCAATAACCAGCCTGTCCGAGATGTCGCGGAACTCAACCGCGCCCTGATATCATGGGCGAAATCAAGGAAATTAACAATAGAAACAAATGATGTCCAGACAGAAAGAGAGGTGACCGGCGTTGCAGCTGCAGTATGATATTGAATTTACGATAGCGACGGCGCCGCAGCGCTTTACTAAAAAATGGAAACACACGAAAACGACATGGTCACACCTGCTTGAAAGGTTATCTAAGCCGACTGTGACAGGCGAAACCGTTGCAGAGTATAAAGCGATGAAGAAGACTAACAGAGACAACCGAAAAGACATCGGAGGCTTTGTCTGCGGATATCTCAAAGGCGGCCAGCGGCTCAAGCAGAACGTCGAATATAGGCAGGTTGTTTGTCTGGACGCCGACAGTCCCGATGACGACTTCCTGACTGATCTGGATATCGGGATGGGCAATGTATCGTGGGGTCTATACACAACACACAGCCACACCGCCGCTGCCCCGCGCTACCGCGTACTCATCCCGCTTGACAGGCCCGTAACGGCCGATGAGTACAAAGCTATTGCAAGGCTCTTAGCAAAAGACATCAGCATCGAAGCGATGGATTCTACAACATATGAGCCGGAACGGTTGATGTACTGGCCGAGTAAACCGCAGGACGGGGAGTTCATCTTCAGATACAATGACGCACCGATTCTTAGCGCGGATGACGTACTGAACAGGTACGAAGATTGGCACGATACATCGCTGTGGCCGACATCAAAAAAAGAAGCAAGTATCACGCTGTCAACAGCGAAAAAGCAAGGAGACCCGCTAACTAAGCCGGGGCTTATCGGCGCGTTCTGCCGGGCGCACACAATCGAAGACGCTATAGAGACGTTCCTGTCCGATGAGTACACCGCCTGTGTAGTGGAAGGGCGGTATACGTACACGAAAGGCAGCACAAGCGCCGGGCTTGTTGTGTACGATGACAAGTTCGCTTATTCGCACCATTCAACGGACCCGGCAGGCTGCAAGCTCTGTAACGCTTTTGATTTGGTTAGGCTTCACAAGTTCGGAGCGCTTGACGCGGATGCCGCCGAAGGCACTCCGGTAGTTAAAATGCCATCATATACCGCAATGGTAAAGATGGCAGGGGAAGATGAAGCGACAAGACGCATAATAAGCACAGAACAAGCTGAAGATATCAAGAAAAGTTTCAAAGAGTCCGGGTTTAATGCCGCTGATGCCAATATGGACTGGATGGCGGAGCTGACAAGAGGCTCCGGGAAGAATGCACCGATACTTCCGGTGGCGGGGAATTTTATTGCTATTCTCGAAAACGATCCGCAGCTTAAGGGCACTTTCGGACTCGACTTGTTCTCCCGGAGGCTTATCGTAAAAAAAGACCTGCCGTGGCGGAAAAAAGGTATCGACAACATCTGGCGAGATACTGATGACGCCGGTCTGCGCAATTATTTAGCGAAATACTACGATCTGGCCGCAAGGCAGGTCATCGATGACGCATTAGTAGAAGTCATGTACAAGCACAAAACGCACCCGGTGCAAAACTATCTGAAAAGTTTGAAATGGGACGGAGTCGAGCGTGCAGAAACGCTGTTTATTGACTTTTTAGGTGCCGAAGAGTTGCAGTACGTAAAAGATGTCACGCGGACGTGGCTCAAGGCCGCCGTGGCACGTATAGAGCGCCCGGGAGTCAAATACGACTCATGCATAGTACTTAGCGGGCCGCAAGGTATAGGCAAAAGTACGATTTTGGGCAGGCTGGGCGGAAAATGGTTTAACGACAGTATTGTCAGTTTTCAAGGCAAAGAAGCGATGGAGCAGCTGCAGGGCAGCTGGATTATCGAGCTGTCTGAAATGCAGGCATCTACAAAGGCGGATAACGATATGATCAAAGCTTTTCTATCCCGGCAGACGGATAAGTTCCGCGCACCTTACGGGCGGCGTACTGAAGAGTACCCGCGGCAGTGCGTTTTTGCCGCTACTACGAATGACAGCATCTTTCTTAAAGACCGTACCGGCGGACGCCGTTTTCTGCCTGTGTTCTGCTTAGGCAATGGCAAGCGTCCACTATCTGATTTGACAGATGATTTCATTGGTCAGGTGTGGGCAGAGGTCAAACAGCTATACGAAACAGATCAAAAGCTGTACTTACCTGCGGACTCCGCGAAGACCGCAAGAGAGCTGCAGGAAGCGCATACAGAGGGCAGTGAGAAGCTCGGGCTGGTTCTAGAGTATCTGGATAAAAAATTACCCGAAAACTGGAACGATATGGATTTATACGACCGGCGGGATTACATCAAGCACCACGGAGAAGAAGGTTACCCGGAAGGAACGGTGGCAAGGAGCCGGGTGTGCGCACTGGAAATATGGTGTGAGGTTTTTGACGGGACGCGGCAGGGCTTTCGGAATGTTGACGCACGCGAGATGAATGGCATTTTACAACAATTGAAAGGGTGGACAGAATACAAAGATAGTCAAGGGAAATTACGATTTGGTAATTTATACGGACTTCAAAGGGCCTTTATTCGAAAGAAAAAAGAATAATCAGGTGTTACCAATTCGCTAAAAAAGTGTTACCGATGTTACCAATGTTACCAATGTTACCAGTTATTTATGGGTTTTGAATTTTATAGAGGTTATAGAGAATTGTTACCAGATGTTACCAAATGTTACCAATTATTTTTGGAATTGGTAACAGGTCAAGCGCCGATAGTACCTGTGAAAAACACCAAATGTTACCAATGTTACCAATTATTCTATAGAGGATTATTGAAATATAGAGTTATAGAAGAAAATAATAGACACATGATCATTTATTTTCTCTATAACTCTATAATCCGTAGGGGCCTTCGCGCGCACGCGCGTAGCGCGCGAAATAAAGATTTATATTCTTATTATATAGGCGGGAAAAGCCTTTGTATATTTATGAGGTGAAAATGAAAGAATATGCAGTAGAAAAACACCTAGTTCAGAAAGCGCAGGAGTGCGGCGGGATATGCCTCAAGTTTATTAGCCCCGGAATTGCGGGGGTGCCGGATAGAATTGTCGTTCTTCCCGGCGGGAAAATCGGGTTTGCAGAGATGAAGGCGCCGGGGAAGAAGCCGAGACGGCTGCAGAGAGCGGTTATTAGAGATCTGTATCGACGAGGATGTCGGATAGCTACTATCGATAACTTGAAGTCGGCAGAAGGATTTATCAGGAGACTTGCGAAATGAAGTATGTACCGCACAAGTATCAGGAAGCCGTAATTGAACACGTCTTGAAAAATCAAGGAGCCGGGATATTTCTGGGTATGGGATTAGGTAAAACATCTACAACGCTATCGGCTATCTTTCAAGCAATGTTTGACGAATTATCGATTAACAAAGTATTGATTGTAGCGCCGAAGAAAGTAGCTGAAGCTACTTGGCAGGATGAAGCGTCAAAGTGGGATTGTTTTAAGAGTCTTACGTTTTCTGCGATTCTGGGAACACGGGCGCAGAGGCTGCAGGCACTGGCAAGAAAAGCCGATATTTACATCATTAATCGCGAGAATGTCGTGTGGTTACTTGAGTACCTGCGATATAAACCGGATTTCGATATGCTTGTTATCGACGAGAGTACGAGTTTCAAAGACGCAAGTACGAAACGATGGAAAGCGTTGCGAAAGGTCAGGACGTGCTTCAAAAAAATCGTTTTGTTGACAGGCACGCCACGCCCGAACGGATTAATGGATTTGTGGGCGCAACTGTACCTGCTTGACGGCGGTAAACGGTTAGGACGGACTTTAACTGAGTACAGGAATAACTACTTTGTGCCGGACAAGCAGAACGGCCCGGTGGTTTACAGCTATCGGATACGAAGCCCGGAGGCTGAAAAAGAAATCTATGACAAGATATCGGATATTTGTATCAGCTTGAAAGCTGAAGACTACCGTCTGATGCCGGATAAACTCCCGCCGGTGACGGTTCCTGTGGTGCTTGATGAAAAATCACAAAAGGCATATCGAGAACTTGAGCGGGAATATGTCACTGAGCTGCAAGGTGAAGAGATAACAGCTTTATCGGCAGCAGCGGTCAGTAATAAGCTGCTGCAGCTGGCAAACGGAGCCGTGTACGACGCGGATAAAAAAGTTATACCGGTTCACGACGCGAAAATTGTCGCGTTAAAAGAAATAGTGGAAGCAAATGACGGAAATCCGATTTTAGTCTTTTACAATTTCAAGCATGACAAAGATCGGATCAAAGAAGCCTTTCCGAGTGCGCGAGAATTGCAAGATTCAGTGGATATAAGGGCGTGGAACGACGGAAAGGTAAAACTACTCATAGCGCACCCGGCGAGCGCAGGATACGGTCTCAATTTGCAAGCAGGCGGGCATATTATTGTGTGGTTTGGCCTGACGTGGAGCCTGGAGCAGTATCAGCAGGCAAACGCAAGACTTGAGCGACAAGGGCAGAAAGAGCCGGTTATCATACATCATCTGGTGGCAAAAGGTACGGTGGATGAGTTGGTTATGCAAGCGCTGAAACGAAAAGAAAACGGGCAGGAAGCCATGATGAATGCAGTTAAATTATTAGTCGAAAGGGATGGTGAAAGATGATTGATATGGTGAACAGGCCGGCGCACTACAACAAAGGCCGGGTAGAATGCATTGACGCAATCGAAGTGGCGACAAGTGATTTAAGCGGTATCGAAGCTGTGTGTACAGCGAATGCAATTAAATACTTGTGGCGATGGAAGCAGAAGAACGGAACAGAAGACTTGAAGAAAGCACGATGGTATATTGAGCATCTGCTAGAAAGGACTGACGAGAAATGACAGAGATTTTGATTTTCGTAATCGGCGCGTGGATTGGCGCTATCGTTGGTGTCGTAACGGTAGCATTGTGCGTAGCGGCAGGCAGGAGGAGAAATGACGGTTAAAGAGTTTTTACGGTCAGTCCGAGAGCAAGATAATCTTCTACGTGCATACGAGCAGGAATTAGAAGATTTGAGGCGCAGAGCGTATAACATCTCCAGTCCGAAACTTGGCGATAGAATACAGTCGAATCACTTAGCTACTCTTGATGAGATTGTCGACAAACTGGATTCACAAATTGAAAAAGTAAATGCCGCATGGGACGAGTTGATCGATAAACGAGATCAGGCTAAAGCACTGATTGACAAGGTAGATGACGAGAGTAGCAGATGCGTACTGTATCGGTATTACATATTGATTCAGACATGGGAGCAGATAGCCGTGGATATGAATTATACAATTCGAAGGATTTATCAGCTGCACGGTCAAGCTTTGAAAAATTTAGAGGAGGATTTCACTAAATTTCATTATATTTCACTATAAGACGTGTTATTATGGTAAAGGGAAATTTAAGGATGAACCTCCTTTCCGCAAAAAGCACATGTCACTCCCCGGCATGTGCTTTTTGTTTACTCTTTTAATGTTTCAAGAGGTGAACAATGGGGGGTATGTTTCGGAATTTCACAGCTTTGGACCGCAATTCGGCGGGTCCTTTTTAATTTTTCTCAACAGATGTATTTTAATAGACAGGTGTATACCAAATGACAAACACGGCACGAAACAGGGCGATTAAAAAACTAAATAACTACATCTGGACACTGCAGCACAGGTGCGACACGATCAACAAAGTTAATGAAAATCTCATTATGCAGTATTGCCGGTTTACTGTTTTAGCCGAAGAAATATCTCAGGAATTAACTGCTAACTTAGACAAAATGGATGCGGCTAATGTTGAGGCGCATCTGCGGCGGTATGAACAGTTTAATAAAACGGCACTGGGGATTTATAAGGCGCTGAAGTTCGACAAAATAAAGGATGAAGAGGCCGATAACGGGAATCCATTTACGCGCATGTTGACCGAATCACAAAAAGATGGCGATTTTTAAACGTTGCAATACGTGTCATCAGCTTTACGACGGGTACAGATGCCCTACGTGTACCCGCAAATTTGCTAAAAAATATCAAACTGAGAACACTGCAAAAAAAGTATATGCGTCCCGTTTGTGGCAGAAATGTCGCAAAAACGTGCGTATAAAATACATGGATTATGATATTTGGTTGCTCGGAATTGGCGTTTTACAGCGGTTAGATAATCCGATCATTCATCACATCAAAGAGCGGGATGAAAGACCGGATTTACTGTTTACTTTGGATAATCTGATTACTGTGTCTGAAAAAAGCCACGGAGAAATACATGCATTGTATAGAGCTGGCGGGGTGAAAAAAGAATATGCGCTACAAAGGATAGTAAGCGGTATAACAGAATTTGAAAAGAGGTTTGGCGATGGTTGAAGATGAAATTAAGCTGCTGAAAGTACCGGCAGAACTTAACGAATTTATTGGAGACTATTACAAAGCTCTGGTAAAACGGGCAGATAATGAATTAGTAGGAGAGTCAGAATACCGGTGCTTTAAGCGGTTTCTGGATCTGTACAATTCGGGAAAATATAAATTTGCGTTTAACGCAATGCGCAGGATGTTCCAGTTTATAAATTTACTGATTTATGTAGACGAAGACGGTAAAGCTAAACGCTTGAGTCTGTACCCTGTTCAAAAGTTTATTATGTGCGGGATCTTCGGGCTGAGATATCCTGATGGCCGGTACTTGGTTAATACGGCGAAACTGTATATGGCGCGCCGTAACGGGAAAAGCTTTCTATTGTCTGCAGTACTACATTATCTAATGGGAATGAGCAAATTTCGGAATGAACTGATTGTACTCGCGTCATGCAAAGGGCAGAATGCGACTATCTGTTTTAAAGAATTTTGTAAATTTATTGATAATGACCGCCGCTTGAAGAAGGTTTTCGATAATGTAAACAAAACCGCGTGCTGGGCAAAGCACAAAAACACCGGGAACTATTTAGAAATGTTCCGGACAGGTGGGAGCGCGAAGAACTCATTGGATGGGTACACGAACAAAGTAGCCGTTATCGATGAAGAAATGCTCTGTGATGAGATCATCACTAAAACAATTCAAGACGGGCAGGCGCATTTTAAAGATGCGTTACTTGTCGCGATGTCTACGGCACAGTTTGAAATCGGCGGAGACAATCATAAAAGCTGGCTGACTTTGAGAAAGATGTTGTACGAAGATCTTTTACCGGATAATGTTTTCTTGTTTTTAGCAGAGCCGGATGCAGCGGATGTCCAGAGTAAAGACTATGCAAATATCAGGCTATGGGGTAAAGCGAATCCAGTGCTGTTGTTTGAACAAGACGGATTTACAATTAAAGACCACATCCGGAAAAAATATTTGCAAAAAGCTAAAGAGGCGGTAGCGAAGAAAGGGTTTACGCTGCAGTCGTTTGTGACGAAACAGTGTAACACTTGGTACTCGGCCGAAGATAAACAGGTTTGTACATACGACCAATTGATAGCTTGCGGAACAGATACTACTTTTGAAGATCTGATACAAGCAGGATATAAAGACTGGTACTTAGGAATTGACGCTTCTCAAACGGTCGATTTAACGTCGGTGGTTTGGCTAACGTACTACGGAATAGACCAGACGGGGGCGATGGTAGAGAAGGATGTCCCCGCGGCCGGATATAGATTGTTTATACATGGTGTGTCGTGGATGCCGGAAAAGAAATTGCAGGATCATGTAACGTCGGATAAGTTTTGTTATCGAGATTACCTTGATACAGAGCTTTTTTTATGTTCCGGCGCAGGTGGTGAGAATATCGACACGGTACAGGTTTTTGAATACATAGACAAAATCCGGACAGACCACGATTTACATTACGTAACGATAGCCGCGGATCCGTACAACATCGCAGGGATACAGGACCGCCTGTCGGAGATATGCGATACCTTTATTTTGCAAAATCAAAGTCCGAAAGCGTTAAGTCAGTACATTGAGGCGCTGTCGCAGCACTTTAAAGACGGGGTTATCGCGTACGCTAAGGGGCGTGAAGATATATTTCTAAAAGCCGTTACGAACTCTTTATTAGTGCGGAACAGCACCGGATTTTATTCTATCGAAAAGATCACTCTTCGCGCAGACAGCAATATTCGAATAGACCCGCTGGATGCGGCGCTGACGGGATTTATTGCGTGCTACATTGATTTCAACCGGCGTACTCCGTCCGGTGACGAGCTGGTAGACGACTGGTTTGACATGATGAAAGGCAGGTGAGTACATGATTACAACGGAAGAACTAAAAGATTATCTACATATCCCGTATGACGATGACGACGCTTTTATTCGACGGATTATTGATACGGGTTACGGTTATTTGGAAGATGCAATTGACAATTACAAAGCGCTGTACAAAGCGAATGAGCGGTTTCGGAACAAAGCCGACTTGTGGGTGATGACTCAGTGGGGTCCACACATGTACGACCAACGGGAAGGCATGTCAAGCACTGCAGATGCAGGTCTGAACTATGGAGCGCGGGCGATGCTTACACAATTACAATTTTATCGATTGGAGGAAAAATGATATGGATTTGAAAATTAATGGGGCCATTGAAGCCACGGCAGATGTAGTTAAAGCATTAAATGAGGCTACGGAAGACGTTACGCTGGTAATTAACTCTCCCGGAGGCAGCGTACTTGAAGGGCTGCAGGTGGTTAACGCGATCAGGAATTGCAAACAGAAAGTAACGGCTAAAGTGGAAGTTATGGCATGTTCAATGGGCGGGGTTATTGCGCTGGCGTGTAATCAGCTGATTATGCATAAAGACGACCTGCTTATGCTGCACAATTGCATGTCTTACGCTGAAGGAAATAAAGAAGAGATAGCGAATGTAATTGAGTCTATGAAAGCTATCGATGCCGTTTTGCATAGCATCGTATTGGAGCATGCTAAAGATAAAACATTGGACACCCGGATTGACAACGGCGAAGTGTGGCTTACCGGAGAGCAGGCAGTAGAGATGTTTGACCACGTGGTTATTGAAGACGCTGCTAAAAAGCCCGATATGGTAGCCGTAGCGGGTTTTGCGGGAGTAATACATAAATTGCAGGATCTTGAAGCTGAAAAAAAGGAAGCCGAACGCAAAGCAAATTATAAAGTTCCCGAAGATCTTCGAGCACTGCTTGACACTGTTGATAAGTTGGAGTAACGGCTATGCTGGATAAATTTAAAGCTTTTTTCCGCGGCGGCGTATACGAAAGCACAAAAAAGAATTTCTATCCGATCGGCACGGGGCGTCGCGTCATGGTTGACGCGGCGGGAGATGTTATCTTTGCTACTTGCATCGAGATTCTTGCTAAAAACATCGGGCAGATCCAGTGGGGTCTGTACGACCCGGGCGGGAATACTCCCGCAGTTTTCGGCCTGCGTTATGAACGGGCGCTTAACGTGGAGCCGTACGACGGCATAAATGCATATGAGTTTTGGCGTTGGATAGAAATACAGCGAAACACCTATGGAAATGCTTATGCATACATTCAGTGCGGCAAATCGGGCGTAGTAGAAAAGTTAATTCCGCTGAATGCTTTTAATGTTCGAGCATACTGGGATAACGCAGACATACTGCAAGGACAGCGGAAGATGGTATATGAGTACTATGATACACAATCCGGGCACCGCTTTACTATTTTACCTGAAGAAATTTTGCATTTTAAAGCTTTTAGTATTAACGGACTTGTTGGTCGAAGAGCTATTGATGTGCTGATGAATGCGCTAAAAGGGTCGGCGGAATCGGAAAGCGCAATGCGCAGTGCCGTGATAAACGGCTTTTCCGGGACAATTGTGTTGTCATATACATCTGATTTGAGCGCGTCAAAGCAGAAAGAACTGCAAAATCAAGTTCGAGAGCTTCTGTCGGACAGCAATAATACGATATTGCCGTTGCCAGCGGGAATGACAGCGACGAATATTGCGAATGCGATTAAAGATTACTATGAATCGTTGCAGCAGACTTCCGCACAAAAGATTTCGTCATTCTTCGGCATACCGCTTGCAATGCTTAATGTGGGTGGCGGCGCTGGGATGGCTACGTTTTCAACTAATCAAATGGCGCAGTTCTTTAATCAAACGATGATCCCGATTATTACACAGTACGCGGCAGAGTTTCGGCTCAAGCTGCTTGATAGAGCAGACCAAACGAAAGGATATCGATTCCTTAGTGCTGGTGATGTCTTTGATACATTGGACGCTCAGAGTAAAGCAAGCGTTCTCGCGGCTTACACTGGAGCAGGAATATTGACACCTAATGAGGCCAGACGGTCTCTGAGATATCCGGCGATAGACGCACCCGGAGCAGATATGCTCACGCAGCGCGGCGGGACCGGAGCTTTAGGAGATAGCGGCGGTGACGAAGGTGGAAATCCCAGAAGAAAGGAGGGAGGGTAATGATTTTTGATAATTTCGAAAGCATAGAAATCAGCGGAAAGACATACCGTTTAAAACTGACTAATAAAGGCACATATGAAGCTGAAACAAAGTTACGGCATGAGTCCTTGATGAAATTTTTACAGTCAGTTAAAGAGCAGGCGGCTCCGCTGCACGATGTATTTGTGCTGTTCACTCAAGCTCTTATTGACGGCAACGACGGTATGACACACGAAGACGCGGAATGCTTGTATTATGAAGCGATACCGCAGTATTCACCGGCAGTACTGATGGCTTACGCGTTATCGGCACTGATTAAATCAGGCACGGTAGCTGACCCAAAAAAAGTCGAGGCAGCATTGCTGAAGCCGGAACAGATGAAGGCACTGATGAAAAAAGCAGGCAAAGCGTAAGGCCGGCGGGATACCGAACGTTTCGGGATATGCTGGAAGTGCTTGAAGTTATTGCACTCGGTGAACTCAATCTGACTCCAGAGCAATTCGGAAAGTATACTGTTTCGGAAATCGACGCGATGTTTGATGGTTATTTGCGGCGTTACGATGCGCTGGAGGATTTAATGATCATTAACTGCGCGTTACCGACATACAGAGGCGCCTACGGCCGAAAAGCGCCGACATATAAGAAATTGACGAAACATCGGCGGAAGCGAAACGGGCCCGTCCCGAAAATGGATGAGAAAGAAGAAGCTTACTGGCGCAGTATTTTATAAGAAAGAGGTGGTTAAATGCTGAAAAGCATAGAGATGAAGCGCGATATTGACGCACTGAAAGATGAAATTAAGGCTTTTATCGAAAAGAAAGAAGCCGTACCTGCAGAGAAGCAGAAAGAATTGGGAGATAAGCTTACCGCTTATAGTGAGCAAAAAGCACTGGAAGCTGAAGCAAAAAGGAAAAGTTATTTAAAAGGAGAAAACAAGATGGACAAAAAAAGATTTAATGCAGCACTTAAAAATTTCTTGCTGGGACGCGCGGTGACCGATACTGAATATGCGACCTATTTTGAAGACAAAGCCGCGGGTCAGAATGGCGCAGTTGCCGCTGATGGGGGCGTCCTCGTTCCCGAAGAACTGCTGTCTTTGCGGGAAAATAACGGAGTCGGCGTGGATCTTCGTGCTATCGCGACCGCTATCCCGGTAACGACTCGCGCGGGGACGGTACCGTGTATCGATTATGGGCAGGATGTCGAACTGACAGATTTCGAAGAAAATACCGAGATTGCGCAGAAAAAAGGTGTATTTACCAGCGTTAAGTATACGCTGGCGTCTAAAGGCGCTATTATTCCGGTATCCCGTGAATTACTACAGGATGCTAACTCTGACGTATTGGCAATTATTGGAACGCTTTTCAATCGAGTGTACGGTACTACAGTAAATAAGGACATCTGTGCTAAAGTACTTGCCGCGGCGAAAGAAACTAAGATTGCCGCTATGAATACCGTGGTCACTGTCGATGCGGTTAAAAAAGCTATAATTGAACTCCCGCTGGATGCGGGATCCGGAGCTACTGTTGTTATGAATCAGGTTACGTGGGCGGGTCTTGCACTTGCGAAAGACAAGCAGGACAGATACCTGCTTTCCCGCGACGCTAACAACGCAGCGGTAAAAGAAATCGAAGGGCGCCCGATTATTGTCGTCGAAGGAAGCAATCTTGCGGATAATACTATTCTTGTCGGGGACTTCTCAGCTTTGTATCACATTGCATATCCGTCTCTCGAAGTTGCGTCTTCGGAAGAAGCAGGGTTTACCAAAAATTCCGTTCTTGTCCGCGCCGTATGCCGCTTCACGGATATCTCTGTTTACGACAAAGCCTTTGTGAAGCTTACTAAGACGCCGTAAGAGGTGTTTTGTGTTCAAGCGAAACCCGGGCCGGTTTTGTCATCGGATTACACTACTTAAGCCGTCCGTACCGGTCCGCGATGAGTTGGGCGGCTTAAGCGAAACTACGTACGTTCCGGCGGTTACGTTGTCTGCTATGTGCGAACAGCGTAACCAGAGCCGGCAGCAGATCGTAGGTGACTACGTCACTGTGGATACCCGGTATTTTGTTATCCGGGATATCCGCGGCATGAATGCGGTAAAAGGGCTGGACACATCATGGCGACTGTCATATCGAGATTTTATCTATCTCATTAATGATATACTGTTGCTTGATGAAAGCCGGCCGTATTTCCTGCAGATTACGGCGACGGCCATTAACGGTGGAGGCGGACTGATATGAAGTATAAATCTCCGTTTTATCCCGTAACCAAAGCGTTTTATGCGGTGACAAAAAACAGCCCGATAGGTTTGGACTGGTTCGACAGTGCGGTGCCGATTACCGAAATAGAAGACTATTTCAGAAAGCAAAAAGAGTTTGCCTATGGCATTTTAGGCGCCAGCGACGCGGACTGCACCGCTACTGCGCCAGATATGGCTTCGTGGAATATGTCGCTGCAGCTGGAGATCTACAGTAACTATAAAGGCCGCAAAGTGATTGCAGAAAAGCTGGAAGCGCTGCTGAACTATTTAAGCGGCGACGCGGGCTGGGATGCACTGCAAAAAGAGCTGTATGCAGACGGATACCAGCTTATCAGCATTAAAGTAGGCTCGCTGCGGACGAATCTACCGGTATACGGCGATACTGGTGTGTGGCAGAACGGCGGTACTACTCTTATTTTTAGAATTGATCAAATAGCATGAGGTGAAAAATGGCTGTAACTATCGCAAAAGAAAAATACCCGGCATTTACCGGGGAAGTCGGGGTTTCCGGCAAACGAATTATTTTGTACATCAACTACGGTACGGGAGCGTCCGAAGCAAGTCCGAAATGGATTAAATTGGGCGGACTGACGTCAAATACGCACTCCGTGTCTGCCGAGGTCAAAACGGCGCAGACGAAAGATACCGGTTATTGGGCTGACGGCGTTGTGACTTCAAAGACTCACGAGCTGGACGCAGAAGTTGTTATGCGTCGAGATAATGAAGCGCAGAAAGTCATCGAAGAGTTCTTGTACGATGACGCAATTACCGCCGAAAAAGGCGCTCTGCAGTTTGCTATTGTCGACTTGGATACTAAGGAATACGTTGTCGGTAAGTATGTACCGACATCATGGGAAAAGACGGCGGACGGGGAAGATGTCGTGTCCTACTCACTGAAAGCAACAGGAGTCGGCGCCCCGGTCAAGAAAACAGGTTTTGTAGAGCCCGCGGCTACGCCCGGACATTAATTTAAAAGGGTAGAGCGGTTTGTTGAGTAAACCGCTCTATTATTTTTATCATGACGCTTGAAGAACTGCAGGAAAAAATAGAAGACTATACTCGAAAAGGGTTTATTACGGATGTTGCCGCGGCGTGTAAGCACGCAAATTATGCAACAACGGATTATATAAAAAGAACGTATCCGAAAACTGCTTTTTCCGGTAAAAATCTTATAACCGCGCCAGATGGTACGTCGGAGATTATTCCGAGCCACTATGCTGTCGAAGTTGATAACGTAACGGCTACCATTTATGCTAATTATTTCGCGCGGTGGTACAATACCGGGGCGCATGGCGGATACATCCGGGGAAGAGGCCCGAGGCAGGGCATGAAAGCTACCAAATATCCAGCTCGAGGGGATTATTTTGGTCGGAATAAAGCAGCCATAGAGACTTATTTTGCAAGTCAAGTAGATGCGTATTTAGAGACGCATATTAAATTATAAATTATAAATTTGAAATCAACAGTGCCTTAACCGGCGCTTTTTAAATAAAAGGAAGTGCTTGAATGGCAGACGCGAAGATCGTTATAAAGACAGCTACTGACGATGGAGGGCTGAAAAGATTAAAAGCGGCGTTCGCAGAAGGCTCGCAGAAAGCAGCAGAACTCAAACAGCAACTCAAAGATCTAAATAAGACGACTCGCAACGGCACAAAAGCGACGACTGAACAGAGGCAAGCATTAAAAGATCTCAGGATGGCGCTGCACAGTCAAAAAGAAGCGAACGCTGCATACTCGCGTGCTATTAAAGATACTACAAAAAGTATAGAAGCCGCCAGTCAGAAGTCGAAAGAGGCTGCGGGGGGATTTAAGCAATTACTTTCGTCGTTCCGCGGCGGGTCTACAGCGACTACAGCATTCTCTGTCGCGCTCGGCAACGCATTAGTTAGTGCGCTATCAGCGGTTGTCGATATAGCGAAAGACGCGGCCACGCATATAGTAAGTGTCGGCTTGGCTGCGCAGCAAACGACGGCGCAGCTGGGCGCTATAAAAAATAACATAAACAGCGGAAAAGAGACATATCGCATATTTAATGATCTCGAGCGCGACCTGAATTACGACTCAGCGGCTGTACAAGAAATGGGCATACAGCTCCTTGCAATGGGCTATACAGCGCAAGAGTCGGCGGATATGATCCGGCTATGCGCTGACGCAGCGGCAGGTCTCGGTAAGAAGCAAGAAGGCGCAGAAATGCTCGTTACTACGCTTGCGCGCATTAAAGCCACAGGGGACGCAAGCAGCAGGCAGATTATCGCGCTGCAAATGGCCGGCATTAATCTTGATGACGTGTTCGAGTCCGTGGGCATGACCGGCGAAGAAGCAATGAAGGCGCTGGACGATGGAACGCTGGATGCGCAGGACGCTATTCAAGCATTAACCGACTACTTACACCAGTTCGATGGATCAATGGCTAAATCTAAGCAGAATATCATTGACCAATGGGGTGATGTCACTGGAAATATTAACGCGGCATGCGGCGAAATCGGGGCGGCTATACTCGATGCATTTCAGCAGTCTGGGATAGTGCAAGAGCTCATCGATATTACACAAGATCTGGTAGATTTTATTCGAGGGGACGGCCTTGGAGTTTTCACGCTTTTAGGCAATGTGGCCGGCGTTATTTTATGGGGGATTGACGCCGTATTGGCAGTAATAAAAACGTCGATAGAAGCCATTTATGTCATTATATATAATCTTGCGATGGGCTTTAGCGAAGTCGGTAAAGAGATCGTTGATTCTATGCAACCGGTCATCGATGTACTCAAAGAAATTTATGATTTTGCAGCCGAGGTATTGCGAATATTAGGCAGGATCGCCAGTGCGGCAGCATCCGGTATCCATCGTCAGTATAAAATAGCTGCTGCGGGCGGCGTTAATAACGACGAAGAGGAAGCGGCATTGGCTAATGCGACGCACGGATTAGTGCGTGAGTCGCAGAGATTTAATTCCGCGGGCAGCTTGGCTAAAAGGTCAGGCGGCGGAGGAGGCTCCCACAGCGGTGGCGGATCAGCTGTAAAAAAGCTGACTGAAGAAGAAAAAGCTGTGGAAGCGCTGATTAAAAAATACGCTGACGCGGATAAACAGAAATGGGCACTGGCTAAATCGGCGGGAGAACTCGCGCAGGTTAGTGTCAAGATGATGACTAAAGAAGAGCAGAAGACAGAAGGTCTGCAAGTAACTCTGCAAGGGCTCAAAAATGCGCATGATCAGTTAGTTGAGGGGTACACAAACGAGCTCAAGCTTGCGCAGAAAATTACCGACGCATCTACGCGTGACAAGACGATTAAAGCCATTAACGACCAGATAGACGCGGAAAACAGTTTATATGCGGCTAAAGTAAGAGCGGCGCAGTTTGATTTAGCGTTAAAAAACAATGAAGAAAATACAAAAAATCTGGTAGACAGAATACTTGGTGATCCCGATAGTACGAAGTATAAAATAGATCAGCTCAAGAAGACACTGCAAGAAAACTTGAAAGATCTTGATACAGTCGTCTCTAATCCGGACGAAGCAGATGCTTTAACCGGAGTAGCTAAGCTCCTACAGATGACCCCTGATGCACTGGCAGAAGAGCTAACAGCAAAAGGAGAGACGCTGCAGTCGTTTGTTGATCGGTACAAAGCGGCTTTAGCAGAAGCCGCCGATGCTGAAATTCAGCAGCTGACCACAGCGCAGCAGTGGCACGATAAAATTGTTGGCTACATGAACGATGTCGGTAAAAGTATGGGCAGTGCTATGTCGGATTTCATTACTGGCGCAAAGTCGGGAAAGGAAGCGCTGGCCGATTTTGCTAAGAACATTATTAACACTGCGGTATCGATACTGACCGAATGGCTCGGCGTGTTTGCGATTTATTCTGCATTCCCGACGTTGGCGAGCGGCATGACGCCTGCTGATATGGCTAATAAAACGGTATTTGGTATTACGAAGAAAGCGGCAGGCGGATACATTACCGGCCCGGGTACGGGTACCAGCGACTCTATTCCGGCTATGTTGTCTAAAGGTGAGTACGTTATCCGCTCGGCTGCGGTCGACCGCATAGGCGTTGGCGCATTAAACGCCATTAACGCCGGCGCTACTCCGGAATTTTCGAATGGCGGTAGCGTAGATGACGCCGCCGGTGGCGATGTAAATTTATCTGTGTCAGCTTTAGATGCTAAGTCTTTCATGGACTTTTTAAACCGCGGGGGGCTTAAACAAATTAAACAGGCGCTGCATGAAAACAACCGAAATTTTGCGACAGATAGCGGGGTATGGTAAATGGCTTTGAAAAAGTTTCCGGACATACAAAAAGCGGCATGGAACTCCTCTAAAAAAGAGACTTGGAATACAACAGTGAAAAAAACAGGCTCCGGCCGAAGGCGGGCTATGACGAATCAGTTGTATCCGGACTGGACAATCAGTGTACAGTTTAAACGGTTGACCGATGAAGAGTCTCGTAAAATATTAGGCTTTTGCGCGCTGCAGAAAGGGGCGCTTCTTCCGTTTCTTTGGTTAGATCCGAAGGATTATCAGGTAAAAGGCATACAACTCCCGATGGTTTCCCCCGGTAAATATCAAGCAGTTATGCAAGTCGGGGAGTATGTAGAGCCCGCCGCGTATATTGAGAATGCCACTGTTTATCGCAACGACGCAAAAGTGCCGGCATCGGATTATACGATAACGGACGGGGTAATCGTTTTTAAAACAGCTCCGGCTGGCAGCGACGTCATTAAGGCCGATTATACGTATTACTGGAAAGTATGTTTTGACGACGACGGACTGGGAATCACAGAATTATTTAGAAACTGGAACGAAACGGGAAGTATCAAGCTGAGGGTAGTACGATGAAGAAAGTAACAACTGACTTAGAAACGTATCTGAATACAGAGAAAAGTTTTACGTCTTGCGATCTGTATGAATTGACACTGTCAAACGGAAACAAATACTACTATGCCGATACAGATCAGGACATTGTATATAACGGAAGAGCGTATCAGCACAATGCGCTGCTTATTAAGCGCAGTCAAATTGACTTGCAGAGTGATGTTTCGGTAGACACATTGACTGTCACGATTTGCGCAGATCCGAAAGACAAAATAGAAAATAAACCGCTGCTAAGAGCAGCTCACGAAGGCGTTCTTGATGGCGCAGTATTAGCGCTAAGGCGCTGTTTCTTCCGTGGGGCATCAGTATTAGGTGCAATCGGACTGTTTGCGGGGAACGTTGAAGTTAAGCACGCAGGCGGCGTGGATCTGCAGTTGTCCGTAAAATCAAAGACGCAAGGGCTGAATATGAAATTCCCGATCCGGAAGTACTATCCGCAGAAAGCGTATAGTACGTCAGGAGAGGGGGTTATCAGCTCGACGGATATAGATAACGCGTCGGTCGTGGCGCCATATGTGCCTTTGAAAGAGATACTTATATGACCGTCGGCGAGAGAATAGCTGCAGAAGCGCGGGCATGGCTCGGAACGCCGCACGTTAATATGGCAAAAGTAAAGGGCGTAGGCGTAGACTGCGGTATGCTGCTAATCGGTGTGCTCGAAGGCGCACAAATAATAAAACCGGATACAATTAGCGTCGCGCCATACTCTAATATGTGGCATTTATCGCATTCAGAAGAGTGGTTTCTGAGGTACGTACAAAAATATTGTGACGAAGTCACCGATCTACAAATTGGTGATTTTTTGTTGTACAAGTACGGTCGCTGCATATCTCATGCAGCAGTATATATTGGGCAGGACAGAGTTATTCATGCATTAATCAATCAAGGTGTGATAGTTACAGAGATGAGCGATGTTATGTTTTGTGACCACCGCGGACAGTCGCGACTTAAGTACATCTACAGGTGGAGAGAGGATACGGTATGAGTTTTTTCAGGGGGCCGAACATTGTTACTCGGGCTAATAAAATCTCAACGTTTACAGTTAATACTGCGGAATACGGTACTGCTGTTCCGGAAATCTATGGTACAACACGTATTGGCGGGAATATTATATATTACGATGATTTTACCGCGCACGAGCACAAAGAGACCCACCGGGCAGGTAAGGGCGGCGGGAAACAAACTAACATCACATATACATATTCCGTGGCGACAATTATTGGACTCTGCGAGGGTCAGATAGCAGGTATCAATAGAATCTGGAAGGATAAAGAGGTCTACAATTATCCGGCTGAAGAGGTTGGACTGTCACTTTTCGACGGCGCATCTACACAGTCGCCGTGGAGTTATGTAGCGCAGCACCATCCGGATAAATCACTTCCGTACAATGGTTTGGCGTACGTGGCGGGAGTAATCGATCTGGGTGACTCCGCAGCTATGCCGACGTACAACTTTGAAGTAAAAGGTAAGCTGCTTAGTACCGGAGACGGTGTCGACGTTAATCCCGCGGATTACATAAGAGCGCTGTTAGACAGAGTCGGATTGTCTGATGTCAATATTGAAAACCTCGACGAGTACCGAAAGTACTGCAGAGAGGCAGATTTGCTGATTTCTACGCCGGCAGATGCCGACGAAAGCGCTGTGCGCGACATCGTTAAAGAAATAACAGGGCTCACGAACGCGCATATTTTTTGGTCTAACGACCGGTATAAAATTGTCATAACCGAAGACCGTCCTGCGGGTAACTGGACGCCGGATAAGACTGTACAGTATGACCTGACCGCTGATGACTTCATCCCGCAGTCTGACGGAGCGCTTGTCACATATCAGCGGAAAGACTCCGCGGATATCTATAATCGTTTTCCTGTTGAGTTTAGTAACAGAGCTAACAGCTATGAAAAAGAATCTGTCGCTTATCAGTTTTCAGAAGATATCGCGAATCACGGACTCCGGCAAGCAAATACAATAAATGCCCGGTATATGTACACGAAAGAACGAGCCGTGAAAGTAGCCGAAATGGCCGCGCGCAAGAATAGGTACGGCAGAAACCAGTATACTTTTACTCTTGATTGGGCTTTTTGCAGAATAGAGCCGGGCGACCTAGTACGTATATCAGATAAGTATAGCGGGATTGATAAGCAAGTAGTCCGAGTAACAGCAGTTACCGAAGACGATAGCGGAATGCTTACAGTTACGGCGGTATCTGTGCCTCCGGGAAACTACTCCGCGGCTACGTATGATGTACACGATGTAGATCGTCCATTTATTGATTACAACAAAACCGCGCCGGATACTGTTCCGGTTATTTTTCAGCCGCCTGCGGATCTTACCGCCGACGGCTTAGAGCTGTGGATAGCCGCGAAAGGCAAGGCGGACGGCTGGGGCGGATGTACTGTGTACGTTTCTGACGATAACACAAATTATCGAACAGTTGGGCAAATTGCAGGCTCCGCGCGGTGTGGTAAATTAACACAGCCATTGTCACCGATGCCGAATCATCCGAGCGGCAATCAAGCAATAGTAACATGTAATGATCAGCTGCTTAGTGGTACTCTGCAAGACGCAGAACGCAAGAATACGCTCTGCTGGATAGACGGCGAGTGTATGAGTTACATCAACGCTAATTTGCAGTCGAACGGAGCGTGGCTACTGACGGGGTTATACCGCGGGCAGTGTAATACGGCTGTCAGAACGCACGCTAAAGATACAGACTTTGTCCGGCTTGATAACTCGGTATTTAAAGTACCGTTCGCGAAAGATGACATCGGCAAGAAGATTTACCTCAAATTCTGCTCATATAACATCTTCGGCGCAGGTCAGCAGGATCTGTCCGAAGTCAAAGCTTACGAGTACACATTAGCTCCGTACTACATCCCGCCCGTTACGAATTTAACCGCATATAACCGATACAGACAGCTCGCGGACGGCGTGTCTCGTTATGATATCGTTGTCAGCTGGACACCGCCGGAACTGCAGTCTTATTTACAAGGTGACGTATGGTATAAGACAAGCAATGGGCAGGCAAAAGATCTCGTTATCAAAGAAGGTACGAAAGGCTCTGAACTCGGCTTTGACGGAGAGTGGACGTTTGGCGGCAGCGGAAAAGATCAAGTCGTCATTCCGCAGGCTGTCGTCGGAGATATCTACCTGATCGCGGTCTGCACAAAAAATGAATGGGGCGAAACGACAAGCCCGGACACATCTCCGCAGCTGAAAATTCTTGTTGCGCTTAAAACAGAAATTCCGAACACCCCCGACGGATTCGGAATAGATTTCGGTGCGGCGTGCACTGCCGGCTGGAAAGAAGTTACGAATACCGACGTCGCTTTTTACGAAATTCGAACAGATGATAACGCGGGTGCAGAAACGTCTGGGCTGTTAGCACGGACAAATAATCTGTCGGCGATACTGCCGCTGACAGAACGAAATGGGAAGTTGTATTTATACGCAAAATCAGCCATTGGTAAATACTCCGCCCCGGCGATACTGCAGTATAACAAGCCGATACCGAAAAAGCCCAATCCGCCTGTGCTCACAAGTACAATCGGTGGTTTCGGGCTGACAGCAGAAGCGATTCCGAAAGACTGTGCCGGCATGAACATTTATATAAATGGCACGGACGGGCAGAAGACAATCAAGACCGAAAACAACAGCTACAGTCACACTTGCGGCGCGGGAATCTATGATGTCTCCATTGCTTATTATGACCTCTTCGGCGAAGGCGAGAAATCCGAAGCAAGCCGTGTCGTTGTCAAAGTATCTATCTCAAAGGATATGCTTGAGGACGAAGCGGTCAGCCTCGCGAAAGTAGACGCGTTAGTTAAGCAAAAGCTCAACGACGGCGCAATCGCAAAACAAGATGTTACAACGATCGTCTCAAACCTCGGCAATCTTATGCTTGCAAAAGCAAATTACAGCGCCATTGCACAGATGACAGACGCCATCAATTTGAGGGTGCAAAAAGGCGATGTCATTAATCAGATCAACTTGTCACCGACAACTACGACGATTGCAAGTAGATATCTACACGTTGGAGCCAAAACAGTCATAGATAACAACGTCATTGTGTCAAGAATGCTTGCAGCAAAAGCCGTTACAGCGGATAAATTAGCAGTTACAAGTCTATCAGCAATCACAGCTAATATCGGCATATTGCGGACAAAAACAAGCGGAGCAAGGACGGAAATTAAAGATAATTTGATTGAAATATACGACAATAACAACTTTCGTGTAATAGCGTTGGGGGTGCTTTCATAATGACAGTAGGGCTTAGAATTTATCACCCGCAAAAAGGCATGATTTTAGACATTACAGATTCGCTTACAAGAATACTCGAAAGCTTTACAGCAGATACAGCGACCGGAAGTAAAACAATTGACATTAAGGATAACGATAGACTGTTTGTGTTTTTTGTGCCGGAAACTTCCGAATACACGGCGCCACTACAGATAACAACATCAGGAAATCAAATCAACTGGGTATACCGTGGCGATTTTAATGGGGTATGCAAACAGAGGATCTACTATGGCACTTATTAATTTTTTAGAAATTTACAATGCTGACAGGCACCTTATTATTAACAATAAGTATAAAAACTTAAGGTTATTAAGAGTAGATAAGCTGCCGGTACCATCACAGATATCCGAAGGCGGGGGCAATTGGAAATGGTACGAATACGAGATTGATTTTAATATGCAGTACATTCCGGCGGTTTATTGCGGAAATCCACAATATTACGTTACCGCCGAATTAAACGGCGGGAAAATGACGGTGCAAGTACACGCTCCCATGTCGGTACCGATGACACCGGCGCAGGTACATGACGCAGTAACGCTTTATATATTTACCGAGAAATCCGATCCGGACATATCAGGGGCAGGGCTGTTTATATGGAACTCCGATACGAAGGAATTAGTATTTAATAGTAAAACTCCGTACTTGCGGGTTGTCGGCAGTCACATTAAACCTGAAATATCTACAAATGACACAGCAGGGATTGCTTCTGTTATGCCAGAAACGACTTTCCCTTGCGGCAAGGTGGCCGCTATCATGTTTTCGATGCACGAATTTCAAAGGAGCACACCGCAAGTAGTAGTTCATAGCTCGCTAAAGCTGAACTGGGTCAATTCAAATAGTATTAAATCACAATGGCTTGCGGATAGTGCGATCGTCAATCCTGGAGGCGATATACGCATACCGGGCGGTGTTTTAAGAATCACATGCATTTTATTCGTAAACGTGACAGGTTATTAAAAAGGAGAGAAAAATCATGAAAAGAACATGCAAAGTCAATGGTAAGGTGTCGTATCCACAAAATGATGGAGTATTAACGACGTTCAGCTTTCACAATCCGGAAACTGGCGAAGTCTATGCTATGTCGACAACAAGTCAAGAAGAGACTGACGAACTGAACTACGGAGACACGGTCACGCTTGAGATTAAAAAAGCCGGGGTATCCGAATGAGACCGCAAACTTTTCAGCACCCGGAAATAAGAGATGAGAATGACAATATTATTAAGCCAGGATCATTCGGAAAAAACACGCCGTTTTGCACGAAGGGGAATGACGGTATTTTAGACTACATTGCGAACGACCTTGAGTATCTATATGAAAACGGGGGCAGCGGCGGTAGCGGAGCAGGTCCGAAAGGTGACCCAGGTCCTAAGGGCGACCCCGGACCAAAGGGTGACCCAGGTCCTAAGGGTGCCGACGGGAAGAACGGACAAGACGGGGCAGCGGCAACGATAAAAGTCGGAGAAGTGACGACAGGTACCTCCGCTTCGGTGACAAATTCCGGCAATAGTACAAATGCTGTATTTGATTTTGTCATTCCGGTTTCCGGCGGCGGACAGGGTATTCAAGGCCCCAAAGGAGATCCCGGGCCTAAAGGAGACCCCGGGCCTAAAGGAGACCCCGGACCGAAAGGAACAGACGGAAAAGACGGAGTCGCTGCAACAATCAAAATCGGAACGGTAACAACAGTGGCACCAGGAACGAGTGCTAAGGTCACAAATACTGGAACGGCTAACGCAGCAGTGTTTAATTTTTCGATTCCAAAAGGCGAAAAAGGAGAAAAAGGAAATACGGGAATACAAGGTCCGCCGGGACCCGCGGCGGATTTATCGCAGTACGTAAAGAAGACGGAAATTTTTGATGGTAACATGATTAAATTGCCGAATGGTGCAAAGATAGGAGTAGAATGATGGACAAGCTTAAAATTATTAGACCGAACGGAGAAGAAGAAATCGCAGAATTGACGACTGATAAATCGTTAGTAGGAAACAATTATCTGAAACTCGATATCGGCGGCGTGCCGCATTACGCAAAAGTCGGAGATGTTGTTGACACGCACATGTACACATTTAACGGTGTTGACGGTAAAAAATATTATGTGCAGAAGGAAATTGCAGCAGAAGCGCTTACAGGCAGCGTTAAAGTTAAAGGAAATTCAGAATTTATTGTACCGGAAAGAGTTACAGTCATTGAAATAACAGCCGGTTCCGAAATGAAACCCGAAGTGAAATATGTCAAAGTAACGCCCGGATCAACTCTTAGTATTGAGTTTTTTCATATGCATCCGTGGGATTACGGGTGGTTTATAGAAAGTGAAAGCGATAAAGTTTATGGAACACAGTTTTTAATGACAGATAGTATTACAATCAGATGGTCGAGTGAGATAAACGAGCATGAAACGGAAGCGGATTTAACAACATAGCAGGAGGCCGAAAATGACATTCTTTCAAAATCTGAAAAGAAAAATAAAAAAATATAACAAGCCTCCTATCTGGTGGGGCGGATTTGTTACATGCGTTTTTGTCTTAGATTTGATTGATTTTGCGGAGTATTTCTGCCGAACTTCTCTCAATCTCTTGGACAAATGGGAATCAAAGACAGTCGTAAGCGTTGTGCTGATGTACATCTTGTCATTTATTAACAGTGCATACGGCGTAGTGCTCAACGCTTATTTTTGGTTGATTATCATTGACATCAGTACGCGCTGGCTGGCTATTGGTTATCAGTATCTTGTAGATAAGGGGATGGATCCTGATTACTTAACAACGCGAGAGAAACTGTACGGCATTGTTCTTGCGTTCAGCGCGAAACGCTTAAAATCTAAGATTATGCTGTGGGGATTTTTAACAAAATTCATTCTCTTCACAATTCTTATTCTCACTGCTTCACAGATTGATACGGTTTTATCGGCGATAGAGATACCGTTGTCATGGCCGGTGCTTAAATTCATGTTCGGGTATATTTGCTACAACGAGATTTTATCTATCTGCGAGAACCTACGGGACGCGGGAAATCATCATATCGACAAGTTGATAACATTACTCGATAATAATATTTTTGCAAAACTCAAGAAATAACCGCTGAAGGGCGGTTTTTTAGATGGAGGCACTTATGACAATAGCCGAATTTAAACAAGAGCTCATTGACAAAAGAAGCTATTTTTATCAGTTTCCGTGGCCGGCTACTACATACGGACACTGGTCGGCCGGACGGTACTTCACAACGTTTAACGACTATCATTTTAATGTTGACGGCGACGGAGAGATCATCTACACAAGACCGCTCGATGAGGTACCGAAAGCAACTTGGCACAGGAACACAGGTAGCATTGCAATTGCTCTGTGCTGCTGCTATAACGCCCGTCCAGATGACTTGGGAGAATACCCGCCTACGGAGGCACAAATTGAAACGCTGGCGAAGATGTTTGCTGTTATTGCCGAGGTTTTTGACAATCCGATTGACCGTGAGCATTTCATAACACACGGAGAGGCCGCAAACGATGACGGCTACGGCTTGTACAGCGGAGATCCTGACTGCCGCTGGGATTTAGAGCAGCTGTGCGATCAGGACGAAATCGGAACCGGCGGAGATATACTTCGCGGGAAAGCACAGTGGTATTTAGAAAACGGGGTGTAAAATGTATGAAAAGAAAAAGATTATCACTATTGCTTGCGCTGTCGTTGCTGTTGTCGCCCTACTCGTATATCTCATATTCAGCGGCACCAGCGGCAACGGAAACGGTGGTGATGCAAAGAACACAGTACGAGAGGCTCAAGACTACAGCAAGCAATCAGCAGATGCGGTTAGATCTGCTGGAGAGCAAATTAAATCTGCTGGAGAGCAACTCGACCGAAGCATCTCAAGAGTTGACCGAGCTACGGAATCAGCTGACAGAGTGCAGAAAAGAATTGATGAGAACTCAAGAACAATTGCAGAGTGCAGAGATATCATTGCAGACGGCAGAAGAGAACTTAATGAAGCTGCAGATATATTTAGACAGATTGACGAAGAAAATAGATGAGTTGACACATGACCTGAAGCTTGCGAAGCGGCAAAGAAATCTCTGGTCATACATCGCAGGAGCTGTGGCAACAGGCTGGCTGATAGACAAATTAAGTAATTAACGGGGCGGGAAACCGCCCTCTTTTTTTTATTGCATGATATAAAGATAATTTATAATAAAACAACTTGAAAATGTATTGACTAATCAAATATGATATTGTAATATATAATCAAGAAAGGGAAAACACCACAAATTATTTAAACCATAGGAGGTAAGAAAAATGATTAGAAACATCGGAATCGAAGAAGGCGGAAGAATTTTAACGGACGGGAATCGGACAATAAAATTCGAAAGAGTAGACAGGGGCTACGAGATGTATGAACTGAGTGGGAACAGATATACCCGCTGCGGAATCGCGAACGCAGACGAAGAAACATCAGATGCGGATTTGTGGGCAATCGCCACAGATGATTTGTATTAAGAGAGGAGAAAGAAAAATGAAAGTAAGAATGTATAGAAACTATGATAAATTTCCATACGAGAGTGATCATCACGGGAACTTTAACGGAAGAATGATATTCACATTCTTCCGCCCGATTGGAAGGGAGTTCGACTGTATACTGGTCGAGCTCACGGAAGGATACAAACCACTACCGCTGGAAAAGTACGAACACTACAGCGGATGGCAGATGGAGTTAGATCAGGTCGTAAAAAAAGAAGAAGACGGAATGTACAACACTCGCGGATTAACTATGAGGTTTTTCGATGAGAAAAACTGGGACTACGTAAACGTTCCAAAGGGGTGGCTCGATACTTATGCAAAGGAAGAGACGGTGCCGGAACTTTGCGGTCGTGAAAATATACCGGTTAAATTCATCAGAATTGAATATTCAACGGTAAAAGAACTTGCCGAAAAATTTAATTGTGAGTATGTAGAACCGACAGATGAGTTTTATGCCAGCTTCCGAAAAAGAATAAATGAATATATAAGCGCTTATAAAAAGTGGAAAGATGTGAAAGAAGAGGTTAACCGCAGATCAGTTACGATATTCGAAACTCTAAAAGAAAGAGTTGAACTCAAATCAAACTGGCACGAAAAAACATACATCGGAAACCCTGGCGATTACGTATTAAATATAGGAGAGAACCGGTATCTTATACTCGGAGTTATAGCTGCAGAAGACACTTCACCGAGCAGCGAGCATATGTTGCTCAATGTACAATCTTTTAATCCGGACGACCGGGAAACTCGTTTACCCGCGGTAGGACTTCCGGAAAACACACCTGCGGAGATAATTGACATGATAGAAAAAGAATCTACACGCCGAGACGTATTAATAAGCAGTCATGGAGAGGAGGATTGGGGCTAATGGCGGAAAATAAAAAAATCAGTGCGAACTGGGGCGGGCGCCGTAAAGGGTCCGGCGCTAAAAGAACACTGCCGCCGGGCGCCAGAACACGGTCTGTCAGGATGACCGACGAAGAATGTGAAAAGGTGAAAGACTTTTTGAAAAAAATGAGAGAAAAAAATGAAAACGGTAGATAAAATAAAAAGAGCGATATCATTATCGCTCTTTTTAATTTTGTGACTCATATTGCTTTTTTAATAAGCGGAATTTTGAAATGTAGAATAAGTGGCAATCTACATGATTTCTCTTGGGTCACCAGAATATGTTTATCCGAACTCCCCATTTTACAGAATTTTGTAAGATGGGGAGTTCGGTTTTATAATTGTACGGTGATGCTTTAAA